CGCGGTTTGTTGAACCTGCCCTGCGGCCTCCGCAGACACCGGCGCAACTTGCGGCGTTTCTTGTGGGGCTGTCGCCCCTTGTTGTTGTATTTCAGTCATGCTTAAAATGATTTTTGCCTCCGCAAATATACTATGTTATTTTTAGATCACCGCTTGTGGCGCAGCAATTATTTCTGCCTGTTTATTAAAAGCGGCCTGTTTCATCGCATTATCATGGCTCATTCCCGCCGATTGTGCCGCATATCCCGCTTTTTCCCGCTCAAGAATACCCTTCAATTGGTACTCAAGTGTGAGCGTCTTCCTTTTTTCTTCTTCCGCCGCCGCTGTGCTTTGTGCATTGGCTTGCGTTTGCGCTTGGATTGCTTGTAGCTGGTTCTGTTGCGCCGCAGCCTGCATCTGGGCCACATATTTCGTCAGGAAAAGCTCTGCCTTCTTGATGTCGCCGTCCATAATCATATTATAGACAATCAAGAACCCATCTTGGGAAATGGCGTTAGTGTTCGCTTTTTGCTGGAGCATCCCAAGCAACATCTTTTTATCCTCGTCCGATGGCCGCGCTCGCACCGAAAATTCAAGGTCCCGCTGAAGGATATCCGGGTCAAGCTCTATCATGGTCAATGTCGACTTCCCGGCCGGCAGCCAGGCAATCTTCATCCGACCATCGGCGATCACCTGTTGGTATAACCGCCCAATCGTCGCGAACTGCATTTTATGGAACAGTTCCATTGCAATAAACAACGGGGACAAGGCCAAGTTGCTCGCTTGGTTCAATTGCGCCGTCACGCCATTCAAAAGATCGTTCGGCGCCGCCGAGCCATCGGCTACCTCGTTCATGCCGGTAATCTGCCGGATCAGGTCTATGTTTCGGTCAATCTCCAAATAAAGGGCTTGAAGTTTCGTCAGGGTATTGTCTGGGATGTTCATGATCGGAGGCCGGTTCGACCCTTCTCCCGGCAATCCAAACTCCGATTGCGAGTCGTAGAACAAAACACCCGTGCTCGAGGACTCCCGCAAAAGATCTCCGGCGTCATACATCCGGCTACCAATTTGCGTCTGGTTGCGGATCAAGGCCAAGTCCATTGCAACGCCTGGCGACGGCATCATGCGCGTCACCTCGTCACGGATCCGAAGTTTAGCTAATTGAATATCGTCCACGCAGGAAATACATTGAGCGACAATCGAAGGATTACCCAAAGAATAAGCCCCAATGGTCAGCGCCGCTACCTTCGACCCCGGAGATCCGTATTTCACTTGAATATGGTCAATCCCCGAGTTGAACACCCAATCCGTCCCGATGATCCAGTTCACCGAGTAGGTGTTCTGCACGGTTTGCGTCACGAATGACTTGCCACGCTTGATATCACGGTCAGAAAGTTTCGCGTCAAGGCCCACTTGCTCGAACGTCCGTTCGCCCGTCACCCGAACCCCTGCGATGTACTTTTCGTCATCGCCAAGGATCATCGAGGCGCGAAATACCGGTATCCGCCCGTTCAAAGTATAGTTCGGAACCAATCGGCCGAAGTCTTCCCGGCGCCCGCTCAAATCTTGAACGACGGTATCAAAGCCCCTCCAATATTCAGTTGCCACGCGCTCGATCTCCCGGATTTCAGCGTCCGTAAAGTTCGACTCGGATTTCAATTGAGAGATAGGGATAAACTCGACATAGCCGCACATATCCATCTCGCGATGGTCCTTGTACGCCGACTGTTTCAGTATCAATCCAGCGGGATCGACGTACTTCAAATATACCCGACGAGCCTTCTCGTCATAAACGACCCGGTAGGCCAAAATCCCAATTTCGGTCAAGTCTTCGGCCCATTGCTCCATCAGCCCTTCTTGACCAGAGACTTCGCAGGAATATTGGATCAAATCCTGCATTGCAATCTCGTCGCCCAAAAGATACCCACCGAGCGCATTATAAACGTCGATATCAGCCTGCGACATCCCGACCGTGTTCTTGTTCGCGTTCGACGGCATAAAACCGGTCTCCTGCATCAATCCTTTCATTTGGGGAGAGGAAATCACCTTGTCACGCGCAATAGCGGCTTGTTTTTGTGCGTTCGAAATCGTGTCCGTCGCAACAACAACCGGGTCGAACCGGGCGCTCATTAACTTACCTTTGGAAAGTGCAAGGAACTTTGGAAGGATAGCCACATTGTCGTGGCTGATATTTTGGAATGCCGCGTGTTGATTCTTCTCTTGTTCAGAATTTTTCTGCAAGACATACTTGATCGGTGCCTGTTTGCCTCGCGCATAACTCCGAAGCGTATAAATGCTCCGCCCAAAGATCATCTTCGATCCCGGCCCGACAATACAATGCCCCGCCGTGTACGCGCCAAAGAAGTGCTGCGCCGTGGCCAAAAGCCATTGCTCGGTCCTTGCCCTTGGGTCGTTCGTCATCGGCACGGGCTTCTCGCGAAAGATTTTCGCGTATTTATCTTCAGTTCTGTTGCTCATAAGATATATTTCTTGGTGCCGTAGCCCACGGTGGACGCGACCATTTATTCTTGTCTTCTTTTATTTTTTTCATCCCGTAGGATTCTGCCAGCATCAATGCGAGACCAGAAGCCACTAAAAGGTCACAACTACCTTGATTCGAGCCATTGAACCTGCGAAAGTTCTCGATTTGAAGCCGGTGCCGCAATGTCCTGTATCTTTTTACAAGGAATATCTGCAAAGATGGCGTATAACTTGCAACCAGCGCTCCCCCTTCGTGTGCGCCGACCTCATTCGATTGCGTCTTTTTCCTTTTTTCACCGGCCTTCCGCGGCTTCGAGGCAAGAAATTTGATAAACCCGTACTTCTCGAAATAATTCAACACCCCAGGCTTGTTTCTTTCGACCAAGCATTGCGCTCCCCAAAATATGGCACACTTTAAAGAGTCCTCGTAGAACTCCTCCGGCGAATACGACCGATGCTCGTAGGTCATTACGAACTGATCCGTCATCATTTTCGAAACATCTTCCGTCAGGATACTGCCTTCATCGTCCGCGTTCAATTCTCCATCGACCAAGTCATCATATAGTCGAAACACCGCGATTGCTGGCTTCGAGGGATGATTATTGTCTTCCGACATCTTGTGGTCCACCGGGTCAATCCCAATCGCAATCTTTCCGAAGTTTTTCGGCGACTTTTTCCCGTCAATCGAGAATATATTGTTCATTTCCGTCGGCGCTTGGCTCATCCAGAACCGCCCTTGAGGGTTTGGAAACCATTTCACCCTGCCTCCAAATCCTTCCAGCCACAATAGATCTCCCCGAACTTCCAACCTTGCTTCGTGGTGCCGCATTCCAGCCTCTTCCACGTCCAAAAATACGCTCTGTTCATCGAGCAATTCAGGATAAAGAACGCATTGCGCCGCCGGGATCTTCAAGCTATCCTCCGGCGTCCTCGGGAATTTCCGAAGGTAATCCGTCAGAAGATGCATTTTCCCGCCTTTGCGCATCATCTCCAATTCCTGCGTGTGCCACAATTCTTGCGCCTCGTAATCCTGTTCACCGTAGATGTTCGCTTCTGCCAAGTGCTTATGTCCCCGGAAGTACCGATACAGCCCGCTTTTGGTCCTGTTATTCAGGTTTCGTTCTCGAGGGTCGCTGTCCTGCCACAAGTCCACGACCTGCATTACCTGTTCGGCGGTCATCGTCGAGCCGCGCTCGTCATCTTCCACCGTTGAAGGGAGCAAAAGTTTTCCCACGATCAATTTATTGCCTTTCAGCGCCACGCACGGCTTTACAATCTCAAGCTGTTTCGCCATATTTATCTGCGACAACGGAATCTTCGCCCATTCGTCAAATAGGAATACCGACAAGCGCTGGCCGTCATAGGCCTTGAACACGGTATTCTCGTAAGTGCACCGTGACCCAAGCTCCGGCTCCGTGTATTCGATCACCGCTTCCTCTTTCATCGAGGTAGCTGTGATCTTCTTGCCCGGATACCGATAAATGATCTCCCGCCCAGGCGCATCGTTGTTCAAATTCACCGGGCGAAAGAAAAACGGCATCTTCTTGTTCGCCGCCACCAACCGGTCAAAGTTCTTTACGGCATCGTCGCCTTTCTTGTTCATTTGACCAAAGTGCGAGTTCCGGTACCTCGTCACCCGTTCCCATCCAAGAAACAGACACTTCTCCGTGTCCCCAATACGGCGGGGCTTTAAGATTGATAGCCCATAGCAGTCATTGTCGTGCTCGATATGGTCCCAAATCATGAATAAATCCCAGGACTCCTTCCGGTATTCTGGCAAGCCGCCCGCCTCAATCTCCCAATAGTTCAGAAAAACATAAAAAGCCCCCGTAATGTACGTTGGCTTTCCTTTTATCAACACCCAGACCCCGTTCCACCTTTTATGCCACTCCTCGGCGATAATCGGCTCTTGCTCCAATGTTTTCATCGAAGCAAGGTTGTCGGGCAGTTGGGTCAACTTAAAATACTGTTCCTCCGCCGGTAAGCCATAGTTCACCATTTGCTCCAACGCCGGCATGATAAGAACTCGGACCTGGATCTCTAACCCTTCTATCTCCA